ACCTATTGAAACATTACCAGGTGCCACTAACCTTTCTGAAATTGCCGATATCGAGTACATTCAGAAAAAATTGGTTACCGCTTTGAGAATTCCAAAAGCATTCTTGGGATTTGAAGAAGTTGTTGGTGATGGTAAATCGTTGGCTCTTCAAGATATTCGTTTTGCACGTACTATCAACAGAATCCAAAAGTCTATGTTACAAGAGCTGAATAAGATTGCAATTATTCACCTTTTCTTACTTGGATTTGAAGAAGAAATTTCAAACTTTACTTTAGGTCTTACAAACCCATCTACACAAGCAGACTTGTTAAAAGTTGATTTGTGGAAAGAGAAAATGTTATTGTATAAAGATGTTGTTACCGACCCAGGTAATGGTATTCAACCAGCATCTTCAACATGGGCTAAGAAACATATCTTTGGATGGTCTGATGATGAAATCAAGGTAGACTTGATGCAACAGAGAATGGAAAGAGCAATTGGTGAAGAACTTAAGAATACTCCTACAGTTATACCTAAAACAGGTATCTTTGATACTCTTGACAAACTTTATGGAACTAAAGAAGGTGCAGGAGCACCCGCAGCTCCTCCAGGTGAAGTTAGTGAACCTGTTGGTGCAGAATTCCCTGGATTAGGTGGAGGCGGTGCTGAGTTTGGTGGTGAACCTGAAGCAGGTGGTGAAACGGCCCCTCCGACAGAAGCCCCAGCAGGTGAGGTAACACCCGAATCCATGAATAAAAAAGAAATGAATATTCTTTTAGAAAACGATATGTTTGGGTCAAAAAGTATTGATTTAAGTATTGGTCAACAAAACTTAGGAAAAATTGCTGAGGAATTGGATAAGTTACTTGGTTCGTAATATTTATTTATGAATCATAATAACCCCTCACAAAATGACTTTCGGACAAATTAAATCAATCATCGAAAAAAACTTACTGGAATCTTACAGTAACCCTGCCGATTTTAAAAAAACTCTCAGGGAGTTCAAACACAATATTTTAGAAAATAAATCATTCTCTAAGTTATACTCTTTGTATGACGACCTATCAACACCTAAAGGTTTGACTGAGGTTGAAGCAAAAGAATATTTAGAAGAAGGTATTTCTTTGATAAAACAAATTCTTGAAAATAGTAAGTTACCTAACAAGGGGGACAACGTAACTAACAATTACAAAGATTTGGATATTTTGGTTTATTTGAATAGTATTAATATTCAAGAAAGAATTGAATCTAAGAAAAAGATTTTATCGGTTTTAACATCTGAACCAAAACTTACGGAGACAGTTGCAAAGATTCCTTTAAAATCAATGGTTTCAATTGCAAACCAAACAATTCAAAAATATTTGGAGAATTTAGATGAGAATGTTAAAAAAGACGTGTTTCATGTCATCGCATCTAAAAACGAAGATTTGGAAAAAGAGTTTGAACAACTCAAAGAATCTACAATAGAAAAATTAAATAAAGTTAAAGACTCCGAATCTGAAGGAGATGTTGTAAAAACTATTTCTGAAACAATTGAAAAAATTAAGTCAGAAAAATACGACCAAGTAAATTACGTTAGATTGAAACAACTTGGGGAATCTATTCTTCTCGACTCTTAAGTTGTTCTTTATATGAGGCGATTAATTTCAATCGTCTTTTAGTCACCGATTTTTTTTCAAACTCCTTGAGCTCAAGGAGTTTTTTTGTTTGCTTAGTTTTGATTACTTTTCCCTTCAACTCCTTGAGGGATTTCTCTATGTTACCTTTTACTACTACTTTCAACATATACAAGAAATATTTGGTAATAGACCAAAATTCACCTATAATTTTGTTAACACAATAAAAAGATAATAATTTTCTTAATGAAAAAAGGAAAAACAATAAAAATCAATCAATATGATTCGTTAAAAACATCATTCGGTACAGTAGATTCTAAAAGTTTGAAATCACTATACATAAACTTACAAACGTGGGTATTACCAAAAGACGAATATGAAAATTGGAATCGAATAGTAGGTAATTTATCAAGAGAAATCAAACACTCTGTATATGAAAGTCTTAATAGAGAAATTTTTCAAGAAAATTTTATTGTAGATTTAGATTTGAGAACAAGTGGAATCCAAGTAGGTAAAAAAAGTTTTATGAACTTAGAAATAAATTTGTTTACTAAAGTCGAAATTGATTTTAAATCACCAAAAGTTAAAGATTCGGTTAAAAAGATTATTAAAGAAATTTACAAAAATTGTATTGTTAAAAACAATAAATTTCTTTTTTCTTCTACTAAAAATCCCTCTAACGAGCAAACAATACTATAACTTTATATTTATCAGATAAAAGATATAATGAAGGATTATAGAATTTTAAACGCCAGTGAAGTTGGTAAAGGTATTTTAGTGGAAATGGATGCGGGATATGTCTCTCCATCTGACCCAAAAAATTCAGAAATATTAAGGGAACAAAAAGAATTGGATTATAGAAATCCATTCGAGTTTTATGCGGTATTACAAAAGTATGGTGTACCAAATAGAAATGGTCGTGTATACCCTGAAAAAATCTTAAAAAGAGAATCTGAAAAATATAAAACAGCAATCAAGAAAGGATTGTCAACCTCTGAATTAAATCACCCTGAATCATCTCTAATTGATTTAGATAGAGTATCTCACTTAATTACTGACATATGGTGGGATGGGAATATCCTTATGGGTAAATTAAAACTATTAACTTCACCAGGGTTTCATGAAAAAGGTATTGTATCTACCAAAGGGGACATTGCAGCTAACTTAATGAGACAAGGTGTCACTATGGGTGTATCTTCTCGTGGAGTGGGTTCTTTAAAAAAGGTTGGGGAACAAAATGAAGTTCAAGAAGATTTTGAATTAATCTGTTTTGATTTGGTATCTTCACCATCAACGCCAGGAGCATACCTGTTTAGTAATCCTGATGATAGGAACAAGTACGAGGAAAACCTTGATGAGGAAAAAAAACAACACCAAAATAGTCATGGAATGGAAAAGTCTGTTGATTTAATGAAAAAATTATCCGATTTTTTGGGAAGATAAAATTAAATTAATTATGGACGAAAAATTCTTTATTGCAAAAGTTGTTTACGAGTTACCCGACGAAAATTCAGGTAGATTAAAAAAAATCAGAGAAGAAAAATTGGTAAGAGGTTATTCCGTTACCGATGTTGAGGCTAAGGTTACTGAGAAGTATCAAGGGTTTCAACACGATTGGAGAATCTTCTCAGTGGGTGAAAGTAAGATTGATGAAGTAATCGAATAAACTAAGAGTGGGTTATCCCACTCTTTTTTTTTAATCCATTTGTTAGGTTTTTTTCTATAAGGAAACCTTACAAATGGATTTTTTTTGTTTGGGGGTATATTTATAGTAAAAAAAATAATGCAAGATACTAAAAATTTAGTTGAAGAGGCTTTGATTCAAATGAAAAATGTTGAAGATGTTATAGCCGAGAACGCAAAAGGAATACTTGCTTCTACAATGAAGGAAGAAATCAGTCAGCTAGTAAAAGAATCTTTATCTGAACAGGAAACTGAAGATGAGATTGAAGTCGATGCAGAATTGGACATGACTATGGACGATGAAGCAGATAACGATGAGGGTGAACTCGAAATGGATGACATGGAAATGGGTGACATGGAAATGGACATGGGTGACGAGGAAACCATCGATTTAACAAACGCTTCAGACGAAGAAATCTTAAAAATCTTCAAAGCTATGGGTGAAGAAGACGGAATCATTGTCAAAAAAGACGGTGGAGACGTACACATCAAAGATACTGATGAAGATGTTGAGTACATTGTAAAGTTAGATGAATCAGAAGAAGAGGAAGATTCTATGGAATTCAACGAAGAGTTGGACGAAGAAGATACAGACCTTGAAGCTGTTTTAAGTGCTTTAGGACTTGACGAAGAAGATGAAGAAATGACTGAAATGGAAGATATGTACATGGAAGACATGCACATGGATGACGAAGAAGAGGAAGTAGTTTATGAAATCGAAATGTCGGATGAAGACGAAGATGGTGAAATGATGGAATATGACGAAATGGAAGAAATGGGTTCAGAAGACTACCATCTTGAAGAAGCTAAGATGACTGTAAAACCAAAAGGCGTTGGAATGGGAAATCCTAAATTTAAGTATGGTAAAACATTACCTAAAAAGGGTTTCGACGAAAAGAAAAAAGAGGGTCCAAAAACTATGGGAACTGGTAAAGCTAAATTCGAATTTAAAGAGGGTGAAATGGAAGAGAACTGGGGTTCTAAAAAACATGAATACAAACGTAAGGATGTAGATGGTGTTGAAAAGAAAGCTGGTGAGAAAAAAGGACACTACAAGGATTACGAAAAAGAGGAAACTAAAGAAGCTGCTAGAACTTATGGAATGGGCTCTAAAGAAGGTAGAGGTTTGAGAAAAGGTATCACAAATAACAGAAACTACAATTACGGCAACAATGGTGTAAAAGTAGAATCGGTTGGGGCTTTGGAAACTGAAATGAAAGTACTTAGAGAGAAAAACGAAGAGTATAGAAAAGCATTGAATGTGTTCAGAGAAAAACTCAACGAAGTTGCGGTATTTAATTCAAACTTGGCTTACGCAACCAGATTGTTCACAGAACATTCTACTACCAAAAAAGAAAAAATAAACATCCTGAGAAGATTTGATTCTGTAGAAACTTTAAAAGAATCAAAACAACTCTACAAAACTCTAAAGGACGAGTTAGGTTCAGTTGACGCTAAGAGCATCAATGAAAGTGTTGACAAAGCTGTTAACAATTCAATGAGTTCAGGTTCAGCACAGAATTTGATTGAGTCCAAGACATATGAAAATCCTCAGTTCATGAGAATTAAGGATTTAATGTCGAAAATGTAAATAAACTAAAAATAAAAAAAAACCAAATACTAAAATGGGAGCATTATTAGAATCAGGTCTTGTTGGTAACATCGGTCTTAAGCACCTTAAAGTTATCAAAGAAGATACAATCAACAAATGGGACAAATTAGGGTTCCTAGAAGGCTTAAAAGGTCACCTAAAAGAGAACGTTGCTCAGTTATATGAAAACCAAGCATCTCACCTCATCAACGAAGCGTCAACAACTGCTGACTCAGGTTCTTTCGAAACTGTAGTTTTCCCAATTGTAAGAAGAGTTTTCTCTAAACTTTTGGCTAACGACATCGTTTCAGTTCAAGCAATGAACCTTCCAATCGGTAAGTTGTTTTACTTCGTTCCTTTCATTCAGGAATACGAAGTTGAAACTGCAGACTACGCTCAACACTACGCACCTTACGGAGCACCTAACGCTTCTTCAGGTCAAACACCTAACAGTGGTTACAATCCAAACATTCAGAAAGACTTGTATGACAAGTTCTACGAAGGTAACGAACCAGCGTTAGACCCACCAGGTCTTTACGACTACTCAAGAGGTGAGTGGACTGCATACACTTCAGATAACGCAACTGTTAAATGGGTTGGTGACGTTATGGTACCTGAAGCATACGCTTACAACTCAGCAACTACTAAAGTGTTGGTTGTTATGTCCGGTTTCTCAAATCAGGGAGCTGGTAAACTTATCGGTCCTGACGGTCAACCTATGGATACTGAAACTTTCTTGGCTGGTTTGACAATCAGAGGTAAATCTGGTAACGTCTACACTCAAGCAAACGTAAACAACAACTACTTGTTTAGAGTTGTAACTCAAAGATATGGTAAGGGTATTGTACAATACGGAACTAACACAACTTTGGCGTTCCCAAGTTCTAGAACTGACGGTGGTACTTACTATGACACTTGTGATGCTGAAGGTAAAATTTACTTAGAAGTTGATTTAACTACTCCATGTACAGTTTCTACAAACTCAATTGACGGTTATTGTGGTACTCCATTCTCGTCTTCTTCAGCAGCAAACAATGCGTTTGTTACTAAGTACAAGATTTACAAGAATCTTGAATTTGAAGATAAGATTGGTGAAGTATCTTTCGACCTTCAGTCTGTAACAGTATCTGTTACTGAAAGAAAGTTGAGAGCACAATGGTCACCTGAAATGGCACAAGACGTTGCGGCATTCCACAACATCGATGCTGAAGCTGAATTGACAGCTTTGTTATCTGAGCAAGTTGCGGCTGAAATTGACCGTGAAATCTTAAGAGACCTTAGAAAAGGTGCGGCTTGGAACTTACGTTGGGACTACAACGGGTGGAAGAGATTAGGTGCTAACGCAGTTCCTTACACTCAGAAGGACTGGAACCAAACTCTTATCACAGCAATCAACCAAATCTCAGCTCAAATCCACAAGTCTACACTTAGAGGTGGGGCTAACTGGATTGTAGTATCTTCTGAGGTATCTGCTATCTTTGATGACTTGGAGTACTTCCACGTATCAAACGCAGCTCCTGAGCAAGACCAATACAACATGGGTATTGAGAGAGTTGGAACATTGGCAGGTAGATATCAGGTTTATCGTGACCCTTACTTCCCAGCAAACCAAGTATTGTTAGGACACAAAGGAACATCGTTACTTGATACAGGTTACATCTACGCACCGTATGTACCTCTACAATTAACTCCTACAATGTATAACCCATTCAACTTTACACCTATCAAGGGTATCATGACAAGATACGCTAAGAAAATGGTTAACAACCGTTTCTATGGTAGAATCACAGTTGATGGTGTTAGAACATTCGACTTGAGAGAATTGAGATAATCTATCTCAGATTTAATAGAAAGGGGACCCACAAGGTCCCCTTTTTTTATTGGTTACTATGAAACTTTCTTAACGATTTTAAAAGTATCTCAGTTTCTGAAAGTGTAAAAATACCCGAATAAAGGGCCTTTTCACATGCAAATTTAATCATAATTACAGCTTGCTCTTCATCTAAATTATCAATTAAAAGATTTAATTGTTCGGGAGAATGGTAAGATATATTACCAAATAATTCACCAATAGGTTTTTGATTGTTTTCTTCCATAATGATATTTATTAATATAGTAAAGAAATGAAAAAAAACAAATTGAGTGAAGCGTCGACTGTAGGTCATGTTGGTTCCTATAGAATTCCGGTTAATTTAGCACCTCAAATTTGGCAAAAAGATTCTTTGGCACCTTTTGACACACCTGTTTCTGAATACATTAGTGCAGATTTGGCTTACGATTCTTACGATGGTAAAATGGAAAGAACTCCTGAGCAAATCAAAAAAGAAGAGAACAGGGCTAATAAATTAGCCAAAATGGCCAAACAAATGTTCCAACAAAACGATGCAGATGGTAATCCATTTAATGGTTATACTCCAAAAGAAATTAATGAGCCCGGAACTCCGAATTATATTAAAAAATTAGCAAATTTACCAAAATCTGACTATCAACCTGTTTTAGAACATTTACTAAAAGAAGATTTGGCGGTATGGTTTGGAACTAAGAAAAAACCAAAAGGTTCTAAACAACCAAAAGGTCCTTGGGTTAACATATGTCGAAAAAAAGAAGGTGGTGGACACCCACCATGTGGTAGACCTGACGCCGACCCAAAAGGATATCCTAAGTGTAGGGCTGCGGGTGTTGCCTCTAAAATGACAGACTCACAAAAAAAGGCGGCATGTGCTCAAAAAAGAAGAGAAGAAAAGAAAGACCCTAAAGTTGGTAAAGGTAATAAACCAACAATGGTTTCATACAAACCAAAAAAACAAAATGAATCCGTTAGAGACTTAATACTAAAAGTCCTTAATGAGCATTTAACAAAGATGTAGAATCTTTAACTATTGTAGTATCCTTAATAGGTTTTTCAATTGGCTGGGAGTCTAACTTAGTTATAGGTTCAACTTTTTTAACTAATTTAGTTTCTTCCTTAACTACCTCTTTAATTGGTACTTGGACGTAAATAATTTTTTGTGTATCGTCATCAACTTCATAATCTTTTTCGGTTTTTAGTGTATTTTTACTTAGTGATATTTTATCCTCCAAGAAACCGTAAACATTAATACCAATTAATATTGTTAATAATGAAGACATTGTAATAATGAATACTCCAATCCAAAGAGTATGTTTGAACGCATTGTTTTTCATTTTATATTAACTAAAATGTTTTGTAGTGAATGTTTAATATTTGAAGTTATTTCGTCTTCCAAAACTTTTCGTCTATCCTCAACCTCTTCATTGAAGAAGTCAATCAATTTTTGCCATTCTTTATCACCAAGAAATACCGTATATGAATAGGTGTGATTGATGATTTGAATTGAACTTGCGGATAAAATAATTGATATTTGTTGAGTTTCGTGAGTTATGTACCTTTTACCACTAATTGGTGTTAATAACAAAACTGAATCGGATAGTTTTATTAATTTCTTGCAGATATTAACAGCGTCTCTTTCGTATTCCGATTTTTTTTCGGGTACTTGTACAAGTCTAATAGCAGATATTGACCATTTTTGAATAAGTCTTCTGAGAGTGTGTAGTTGTCGTTTCATAATTGATGAACTTGACTACAAATATAATAAAAAGTTTTGTATTAAATCAACAGTATGCCCCAGAACAACGTTTTTTTCCGTCTAAGCCAGGTTGTTTACCTTTACACACTTGAACAGCATATCCATTAGCGTATGCTGATGGGTATACATCAAATTTTGATTTTGCTGCAGATTTACCACGAGCACACAATTTTGTTCCTGTTTTTTTTCTACCTTCGGTCATCATGTCATCATCTTCATATCCCTCGTGTTGAGTCTCATTCATTAAGAAATCAAAAACTTGGTCCATATTGTTCTTAGCCTCGCTAATATGGTCATCCGCCCAATCGTGTCCATTATCAAGAATTTGTGTGATTTCGTCAACATTCATGTCTAAGAGAATTTCACATTGACGTTTAATTTGTTCTAAATTGGAAAAAAACATATATCTGTTAGTTTCCATATCCCCCCCTTCATTCAAAACTCTTTTGATGATTTGGGTTAAATCACTTTCTGATAATTTTACGACTCTTTTCATTTCTTATTCACTATTTGGAATTGTAGTGTGTCTTTATAAATATCTTTCTCACCACTTGTATTCACTTTTATATCAACAAAATATTCGTTAGGTATTTTGTCTCTCATGTCAAACATGAAATAATACTCATTTGGGGTACGATTTACAGGAGTCCAATCCTGAACTTGGACTTCTGTCGTTCCTTCTCTTACATATATTCTATAATAGATGTCGATATTAGGAACTTGTATGTTTGAACTCCATTGTTGTTTTACGACAACACCAACTTTTCTGATTTCGGTGTTAAGTATCTTTTCGTTCTGAAGAATTCCGTAAAAGTCGTATCCAAATTTTTCTGGCTCTCTTGATTGTGTCCCTATATTGATTCCATTACTGAAAGGTTGTAGAATGAATTGGTTTGTTATATTAGGTATAGATTGACCATTGATTGATAAATCACTCCAAACATCATAGAATACACACGGAGTGGGTTGTGTTGTAAATACATTTGGTACGGTTACCTCATAAACACCTTTTGTCACCAAACAAGTTGTTAATCCCGTTGCACCTGGCACTAAACTACCGTCAGACTCTTCAATATTAACAGTTGGTAAATTGTCTAAGTTGACAAAATCACCGTTTTGATAAACATACAAATATAATTTGTTTGTTTGATTCTTCAAAAACAGATTACGATTGTCTTTAATTATATCGTCAAATGTTGTTTGTAGGAATGGTTGATAGAATGTCTGTGTATACTTACCAAAAAACGCAACCGAATACGATTCTGTAAGACCTGTTATTCTTTCAATATCAGGTTTATAGGCAATACCCCATCCTGTAACACCTGTTAATGAACCATCTAAAATTGAATTGATTTCATCGGTCATATCAAAATTGACATCCTCATTACCTAACTCAAAATGTTGTGTATCAACAATGGTGATTGCTGAGTAATTTAAACCTGTCAACCCTGTTAGAGAGTTTGTGTTGTTGTATATCCCTGGTTGAGACCAATTAGTTACTGTTGTTGTTTGATACCAGTTTGATGGTCTGTTGGAGTACATGGCATCATTATACTGTTCAATAGATGTCATAGAACCTGAGACACCATTTTTTGTAGTACCATACAAGTTGTAATCATAACCAACACCCTCGTCCCAATTTTGGGGGTTTCCTGTTGAACCCGAGAATTTTGGTATCCTAAATAAGATTAAATCAAATGATGTTGCTCTTTTTCTTCCATTAGACATGTTGGTATTAATCAAGTCTAACTCAAATGATGATGTATTAGTCATTTGAAGTGTGTGTGTCATAGCCGAGGTACAACCCGTGGAAATAACACCTGAGGCAATTTGTTCTTGGAGGTAGTCTAAATCTAAATCGAAGATAAATCTCGTGAATCCGAAATTTGGTACAATCAAATCAGATGCACCGAAGTTTAATTCAATCACAGGATTTCTTGCTGTGTTGGTGTAAAGATTGGAAATTAGTGTATTATTCCTTTTGAAATATGACCTTAAAATTGACATTAATATCTTTTAATAATAAATATCAATTCAAGCGAATATATCGATTTAATACTTTTTCGTAGGCATTATTTAATTCTTGAAGAACTCCTTGAACTGTTGAACCGTCTTGTGTAACACTTACAGGTGGTTCACCAGGATATCCGTGTTCGTGTGTAATCATGAACCTC